TGCTCTTTATCTTAAACTCTTCAGTGGAGAGATGTTTAAAGGGTTCCAACATAACACAATCGCACGTGATCTTGTCACGAAGCGTACACTCAAGAACGGCAAATCTTTGCAGTTCATCTACACCGGTCGTATGACATCTGAGTTTCATACTCCAGGTAACAGCATCCTAGGTAACTCTGAAGGTGCACCTCCAGTGGCTGAGAAGACGATCACTATTGATGATCTTCTGATTAGTTCTGCCTTCGTATATGAGCTCGATGAGACACTTGCTCATTACGAATTGCGTGGTGAGATCTCTAAGAAGATCGGCTATGCACTCGCAGAAAAGTATGACCGTCTGATCTTCCGTGCTATCGCTAAAGGTGCACGTATTGCTTCTCCGGTCGCTGCTACTAACTTTGCAGAACCCGGTGGTACACAAGTTGCTGTCGGTACTGCAGAAGCTGATGCATACAATTCAGCAAAACTGATTTCAGCTTTCTACGATGCAGCCGCTGCTCTCGACGAAAAGGGAGTCAGCACTGACGGACGTGTGGCCGTATTGAACCCACGTCAATACTACGAATTGATCCAAGCTGTTGGTTCCAACGGCCTGGTAAATCGTGATGCTCAAGGCACTGCATTGCAGTCCGGCAACGGCATCATTGAGATTGCTGGCATCAAGATCTACAAGTCAATGAACATTCCGTTCTTTGGCAACTACGGTGTTAAGTACGGTGGCGCTGTCACCACTCCTGGTAACACAGGTGACTTCATCGGTAGTGACACTGCACTTGAAGATGGCGGTGGTGTTGCCGGTATGAACAACAACTACGGTGAACAGAATGCTTTTGATTCCACTTGTGGCCTCGTGTTCCAACGCGAAGCTGCTGGTGTTGTTGAAGCAATCGGTCCTCAGGTCCAGGTGACCAGTGGAGACGTGTCTGTTCTGTACCAGGGTGATGTAATCCTTGGCCGTATGGCTATGGGTGCAGACTTCCTGAACCCTGCTGCTTGTGTCGAGCTGTATGCAGGTTCTTCTGCTCCTGCTGCGTTCGGTGCTACCTACCCAGCAAACGCTTCTTAATTTTATCCAACTATGGGGATCCTTCGGGGTCCCTTTTTTTTACTTATATGACTACTCCCTCCACGATTTCACTCGATACCGAACTATCCGCAGTCAACTCAATTCTGGGGAGTATCGGTCAAGCCCCAGTCAACTCTTTGAATCATACTAATCCTGAGATTGCTTTGCTTCACAACATCTTACGTGAAGTAAATATTGATGTTCAGAATGAAGGCTGGTCTTTTAATACCGAATATAACTTTAAGCAATCACCAAACATTGATGGACATTTTATTGTCTCGCCAAATGTTATACGTTATGATGTTACTGACGGTCAAAACATTAAGACTACAGACGTAGTTAAACGTAATGGTCGCTTGTATGATAAGTACAATCATACCGATGTATTTACTACTGATCTTTATTTAGATGTAGTGACTCTGTATGAATTTGATGACTTACCTTCTGTATTCCAGAGGTATATCACACACCGTGCATCAGGTCGTGCAGCTACTCAGTTAGTTGCTAACCCCCAACTGGTGCAACTATTAGCTACACAGGAGGCACAGTCACGTGCAGCTTGTATGGAATACGAATGTGATCAAGGCGACCACACCTTTATGGGTTGGCCAGATGGCACGTCCTATCAAGCATATAAACCACATCATGCATTAAGGCGCTAATGACAAGTATCACTCAAACAATCCCAAGCTTAATTGGAGGCATCTCACAGCAGCCTGATCAACTGAAGCTTCCAGGCACATGCAAGTTAATATCTAACTTTATTCCTGACATTACAGAAGGACTTGTCAAACGTCCTGGCTCCAAATTTATAAATGCATTAAGTGGTGCTACCAGTACTGGTTCTTGGTTTAGTTATTATCGTGACCAATCTGAGGGTGCATACATAGGCCAGATTCAACGTAATGGTACTGTCAATATGTGGAAGGTGGCTGATGGTTCTGCAGTCACAGTAAATGGTGCTAGTTCTCACGTATCATATTTAAACCACAGCTCTGACACTGATCTTAAGTTTTTAACTGTTGCTGATACAACCTTTGTTACCAACTCTCTAGTTACTGTACAAAAAGATACTTCACTTTTAGAACCCACCCGTGCATTTTCAGTAGGTAGATCTTCTACGACTTCTACAGATATAACTGCTGCTGCGGACGACGAACACTTTCAAACATATGTTGAGCTACGTCAAGTTTCACATGGCAGAGAATATGCTTTTGATGTAGCTAGTCCTAGTGCACCTGAAGCATATACAAGCGGTAGTGTTAATAAAGGTCGAGTGACTAGAGTAAGCTTAGGTGCTGAAACAGATTCTCCTTTTTACCAAGCTAGTAAGACTGGCAACATTACAGATAGTGCCAATAAGGTTTTAAGTATTGATAGGAATACAAGTGGCAATACATATCAAGGTCTTGACCCTGAGCTTCCATTTCAAGGTACTGAAATTGTTGAATGTACTAATGGTTCTGATCCCGGAACAGGAATGATTGTCCGCTTGACAACTGTTGGTCAAGTAAATTTATCTAGATATGCAGGTTCTACTATTAATGGTGATGAGTATGTAGGGATTTACAATACTTCTGTAGAGCTTCTACATGGTGGAGATGAATATAAGCTACAAATTAATAATCAACCTGCTTTTGTTACAGCAGTGATGAAGGGTGTTACCTACAAAATTTTTATTGAGGAAATTCAACCAATTAAAACAAAACTTGATTTAGGTACTTTTAGACCTAAGCCAACAAGTTTTGACGGTAACCATACTATTTCTGCTGACAGTGTACTCGATCTAGATGAAGCAACTTCTTCACTTACGCCTCATGTTGAAAAGATTGGAAATGGATTCTTTCTTTCGCACAACTCAGCTTTCAACGTAACCTCACCAGAACCTGATCTTTGGAGGATCACATCAACTGAAGTAAATGATGTAAGTGAACTTCCAAGACAGTGTAAAAATGGGATGGTTGTAAAAGTTGTTAACAGTAGTGAATCCCAAGAAGATGACTTTTATTTAAAATTTGTTGGTAACAATGGTGCTGATGGGCCGGGTAAGTGGGAAGAAACTCTTCGACCTTCAGCTCCTTCAGACGATGTTCACTATCGAATTAATCCTGGGACGTTGCCTGTCATTATTCAACGCTTAAATACAAGTCCTATTAGCTTCCAAGTAACAGTACCACAAGCAGATGGTGGTGTGGCTTGGGTAAATAGACAGGTAGGTGATGACAACACTAATCCCTTCCCTACATTTATAGGAAAACAATTAACACAAACATTTTTTCATAGGAACCGTCTAGGATTTTTGTGCGATGATAATGTGATTCTTAGTCAGGCTGATGATATTTATAACTTCTTTAACAACACTGCACTTGTAGTGTCTGGTAATGATCCTATTGATATTACATCTAGCTCTACACAACCAACTAAGTTTATTGATTGCATTGAGACTAATACTGGTTTGCTTATCTTTGGTGAAACTCAACAGTTCATGTTGCATACTGATAGTGATTCACTGACACCCAATACTGCAAAGCTATCTAACATATCTACTTATAGGTATAGCCCACAAACCACACCAATTAGTCTTGGAACTACTGTTGGTTTTCTTGATGCTGCTGGATCATACTCTCGATTCTTTGAGATGTTTGATATTAAACGTGAGGGTGAGCCACAAATTGTTGATGTAACTAAAGTTGTATCTAAGTTACTGCCTAATTCTATTGATATTATAGCTATTAGCAGAGAAAATAATACGATTTTCTTTACTAAAAGTGGGTCATCGCAAATGTTCTTATATCGATATTTTAACACTGGTTCTGAACGTCTTCAAGGCTCATGGTTTACATGGAATTTTTCATATAATATTGAATATACGTTTATATTGGATGACAGCCTTTATTTAGTATCTACAGATCATAAGCTATTAGTAATTAATTTGCAACCTGAAATTATTTCTATTAATTCAACTGATGATTTGTTTACATACAAGAACGCTGATAAATTTGGTAAATTTTTTTATACCCAAATTCATTTAGATTCTATGGAGTTTCTTACAGCAGGTTCTTACAATAGTGCAGATAATACAACTACAGTTAGTTGGCCTAATCGTACTGTTAATGACATTACTTCAGGAGTGTATGCAGTAGATTCTGATACAGGGCAGACATACTCGCTAAAGAATAATTCTGGGGATGATTATGTTTTTCATGGTAACTTTGCAGGTAAGTCAATTATTATTGGAAATTTAATTAACGCTGCAATAGAGCTTCCTACGGTTTATGTTAAACAAAAAAAAGGCACTACTGCTACATCTGATGTAACAGCTTCACTTGTTATCCAGCGTATTCACTTTCATTTTGATATATTCAGTGAATTGTCAGTAACCTTGGTTAAGGATGGAGGACTTCCTTTTGGGTATCAATTTGATTCAATAGATATTGATCAGACGCCTAGTAACAGTACTACTTTTAAGTCTGACCTGCCACAAGTTGATAAAAATGTCACAATAACTATACCAGTATATCAACGTAATATCAATTTTGATCCTCTTATATCTACCACTCACCCTGGTCCATGTGCTCTTATTTCAATGTCATGGGAGGGTGATTACACCCCTATGAATCATAAGCGTGTCTAAGATTATCCATCCAATAACTATGCAGGCTGCCTATGAGGTGGCCTGTAACTTACGTCCAGATGATTACAGAGAGGTAGTGGAGGGACATGGACATGACCCGAAGCTCACTCTACCTATAGGTGCTAAACAAACAGACTCTGTTTATTTCACATCACCTGCAGGAGTGATCGCTGGTGCAGCCGGTGTAGGTAACAACGGAGAGATCTGGATGTTATGTACACCTGTTATATCTACATTTCCTATTACGTTTGCACGGGAAGCTAAACGCTATATCGAAAGCCGACCTGAAGAGTTGCTTTGGAACATAGCAGATAAACGTAATACAACACACCTTAAGCTTCTCAAGTTCTTGGGCTTTAAGTTTCTTCGGGAACTAACTCATGGACCAAACAATTTAACCTTTATAGAATTTTGCCGTGTGCGAACCCGTTAGCCTTGGTTTAGGTCTATTGAGTGCAGGTGCTTCAGGGCTTTCAGCCGTAGCTGGACATCAACAAGCCCAAGATCAAGCTGCTGCTCAGAACAGATCAATTGCTAACCAAGCAAATCAAAGAAACAGAAAGTATGAACTAGACAACCTACGTGGCATTGCTGAATACAATCAGGATGTCATGGATGTTGAACGCCAACAAGATGCTCAAGCATTAGCGTTTGCAGGCTTTGCTGCTGAAGAAGAATTAGCTAAAGACGATCGGATTAATAAATATTTAGTCGAAGATCAAACATTAGTCGCAAAGTTACTAGGAGAATCTTCTGTCAAGGAAGGTGGTCGATCTCGTAGTTATGGAAAGAATGCTGCCAAAGAGATTGGTAGACAACGAGCAATGATGGTATCTAACCTCACACGTTCTGATATTGCTAGTAAGCGTAATGTCGATAAGGCACGTAAGTCGGCTGATGCACAGAGACAGAAACTCTTTGCACAAGTTGCTACTCCATTCCGTGAGGGTCCTGCCCCGAGTAAGAAGGTCGAATTTGTTAAAGGACCTAGCAAACTTGGTCTTGTTGCTGGTCTTGCTGGTGCAGCAGTCAGTGGCGCAAGTACTTACAACAGCTTTGCACCTGAAGGACAACAATTGAGTGACTTAGTATGACGTATTCAGGAATTACATCTGGGTCTAGGGACTTCAATCCTGACCCCACACCCGCGTATTCAGACAGACTTCGTGACTTACACAACTCACTAGAGAAAGGTATCGATCGTAGGAACCAGTCCGTTAATGCTAATGACCAGACACGTCTGTTAAATGCATCAAACTCAGGTCAAGGTCTAGAGGCGCTATCTAAATTATCTACTACTTTAGGTGATGTTCTGGGTGCTGTACAAGAACAACGCATCAAGAGGTTTCAAACAGAAGCTACTGTTTTTAATGAGCTTGGTATTGACACACAAGAAAAGCTTGATGAACACCGTGCTAAGCAAGATGAACTAGAAGCTGAGCTTGAGGAATCTACTAAAGCTACTGACAAAATTGTTAGTAAGGCTGAAGAGAATGGTGAACGTATGTCTGTTGTTCAAGGCATCCGTCGTCTCAACGGTTATCACATCGCTGCACTGAAAAGAGCAGGTATTGTTGATGATGTTAACGAGTTTAACTCAAGCCTAAGTGAAAGCTCTGCTGCTTACTTTGCAGAAAATAATCTAACGCATGAACAAAAGATTGCTTATATCAAATCTCAAGGCGCTGACTTCTTGAATGGTCTTGCTGAAAACTACTCTACAAGTCTGATTGCTAAGTATGCAATCCCTGCTTATACCAAAGCTAAGAACAGTGAGATCAAGTTACTTGAAGATGCTAATGATCGTGATCAGTCAACAGCTATTCGTAGTAAGGCTGAAGCCGATTTAGTCAACGGTGGTACTTTAGAAAATTTTGTTTCTAATGTGCAACATACTAAAGATAATCAAGGTAATTATCTTGGCAGATCAGGTGCATTAGAGCAACTTGCTGAGATCAATAGAAAGCAAGGGCAGGCTGGTAATTTAATTGATCTTGAAGGATTGGGTGAAGAGCTTGTAAATGGTAAGCCTTTTAAGGAACACCCAAGGTTTGCAAAACTAGAGCAAGATCAGGAAGATATAAAGATGGGTAGATTTCAACAAGATGAGCAACTTAAAAAAATTGCTATTCGACAAAAGGAAATAGACTTTTACCGCATCCTACAAGAAAATCCAGGTGCAAGGTTTACTCCTGAACAGATCTATCAGATGCAGCAGGATGCTTCTGAAGATACTAACTATGCTATCGCACCACATGAATTTGAATTTTATAAGCAATACTTAACCCGTACTGAGAATCGTGACAATGCGGCTGACAAACTAATACTTGACACACAATTGCAAGTTGGTGTGGGCCGTGGTTATCTAATTCAATCTGACTTAGATAATGTTAGTCCAGAACTTGCAGCACAGTATCAGTCAGAAGTTGATGAGGCACAGGCTAATGGTCTGGCCAAGCCACCACCAGGAGTTGCTAAAGCTTCGGAAGGTCATATATCTTCTATGGCAAATGAAATTACAACTGAAGCTGTTGGTGTTGATGATGTAGGTTCTGTAAATTATCAAACAGTGATTGCAAATGTACGTAGTGAGTACACACGTTTGTACCAAGGTTATATCATGGACGGTGCTACTCCTGAAAAAGCTCATCAGCTTGCCAGGAAAGATCAGCTTGGATATTTAAAAACAGTGCGTGATGAAATGCAAGATAAGGATGGTAATACATTTACTCGTTCTCAGCTTTATCACACCATTGGTTTTGGTAATGACGTTGAACGAGATCATCGTGCTGCTGAAGAAATAAACAACGGAAGAAAATTTCTTCAACAATACAGCAACGGAACTTTTGACCTAAGCACAACTGTCATTCCTGGAACTGAAGCTCATCTTAAGCAACTTGAATCTTTTCAAAATACTGGAGAAATACCTGATTATTATCGCAACCTTGCCCGTGGCCACAAAAAACTTACTGCTTGGGACCTTGCTAATATGCAATACCGTGCACATACCGGAAAAGAACTTGGGAAAGATTCCAGCAGGGAGGCTTATGAAAAAGCTGAGCCTGCATTACAGCAAGTGTTAGCTGCGCCGTTTAGTACCAGGTCTCGTATTTTTAGATCTCAAAGCACTGTTGACTACAACAGCCCTGCACTCACTAACTCACCTCTTTCTACATCTATGAGGCGTAAGTCTGACATTGTAGGTAAGTATGAATCTGATAGTGTCGGTGGTTATAACGCTGTTAACCAGATAGGTGTTGACGGTGGTAACAAAACTGAAGGTTACTCAGGGGACATTAGGAATATGAGTCAGCACGGTGGACGTGCACTGACTGACATGACAATTGGAGAAATCATCGATCTCCAAGCTGAACTAGATGTAACTGATGCACAGTGGATCTCACAAGGTCGTTTACATGCTGTTGGTCGCTATCAGTTTACAAGAGATACTTTTAGAGAATTGATTTCTACTCTAGGTTTTTCACGTAGCCGTAAATTTAATGAGGCAACCCAAGACCAGATGTTTGCTTCTCTATGGAAAAGCGGTGGACCTGGTAGATGGGTTGGCTTGAAACATGCCACGCCGGAAGAACTAGCCGAGCTTAACTCGTAATGATTGATCCAAATTTAATTGATCCTCAAGAGATACAAGATCAACTTGAGGGTTTTGCAGCTCGCGTGCAAGATAGGCGCGACCAAGAACAAGCTGAAGAGGCAAGTCTTCTTCAAGAAGAAAACAACGAGGATGAAGAGTCCGACGTTAATGTTGTAGATGAATTAAAACGTGGAACCGTTGGTGGCCTAGCACTATCAGCCAGCTCAATACTTTCTTTTCCTGAAAGAATGGTTGATATGGCGACAGGTCGTCTTGGTGAAGAAATAGAGGAAACAGGAGAAGCTCAGACTGACTTTGATCCTCTAGGAGTCATTGGCTATTTAGAGGATGTTGAAAAGAATAACCTTACTAACACGTGGTGGGGTGAGTTTCTCAAGCAAGGTGTTCACTATGGATCCCTTGCAGTAACAGGTGGTGCAGCAGGTATTGGTAGAGGCATTTCAAGTATTGCTATTAGAGGTACCGCTCTTGGTGCAGCATCTGATCTTGTGTCATCACAATCTCAAGAAGAGAATGCCACTCAAGCTATTACTGATAGCAAGATCTTAGAACGTATTCCTTGGGCTGGTGAGTTTCTTCAGTCTGGATTCGACTCCACTATCAATCCAGTGTTGGGGACAAAAGATGATGAACACCCATTCTTTAAAACACTGAAGAATATGGCTGAAGGTGTTGGTCTTGACTTAGCAATCAGTAAGATCATTAGTCGTTTTGCTGACGGCAAAAAGGTTGATGCTGATCGTCTAAAGAATAGAGATGACCAACTACAAGAATCTGCTACTGCTGAGATTGCAGATGATGCTCGTGTTCGTGAATCCAATACACAACAACTTGAAATAGAAGGACTTGATCCTACTGAAGTACCACCTGCTGGTCAGCCTGGTAATACATTCCGAGCTTCTAAAAATAAAGACTATGCTGACCCTTGGCAAGGTAACCCCGTATCAAGTAAGAAACCTTTTGATGTGGCACAGCAAGCTGACAACTTAGGTAGGTCTTGGCCAACACCTGGTGCTGGTTCTACTGACAACGTATTTACGTCACGTCAGCTTGAGACCATGGCACGTTCTGTTGATGTAACAGAGACAGAATTCAAGCGTATGGCTCAGACACTTGTCGGTGATGATCGTTATCAAAAAATGTTGAAAAAGGCTAAAGCCGCTGGTAAATCAATGCGTGCCCAACATGGTCCTGCATTTGATCGGGTACGCCAAGCAATGGGTCGTGATTATTCTGATATGGATCCAGATGTTTTTTGGAAATCATTTTCAGAAAATGCTGATACTATTGGTGGTCTTCCTGCTTGGACTAACCAGAATGTTTTAGCTGCAGATATTATTAATGCTTCTTTGTTTAAACAGATACGAGATCTTGGTATTGGCATGAGAGAAATCTCGGGTGTTGCTGACATCCTTGATACTGATGGACCTATGAAGGCTGCTGCTGATCGTTTGATTGTTGGTCTTACAAACGTGAAACGTTCTCGTTATCTTACAGGAGCTAGGCTGCAAGGTTTAGATTTTGAAGAATCAAGTGTTGCAAAACGAGTTACAGAAAAAGTTGAAGCAATGCGTTCTGAATCAGAAGAGGCATTGACTACATTCCTCAAGCTTGCAAAGGAAAATCCTAATGATGACATGACTAAGGCATTGTCAGAGTTCTTTGCTATGTCTGATGATGTACATAACCTCACTGACTTTGACGCTTACATGCGTGCCTCCTTACGTGGAGGTAAGTTTAACGGTAAGAAGTACGGTAACCAAGCTGTCAGAGAACTAGGTTCTGTGATGGTACATAGCATCCTTAGTGGTGTTAAGACACCCGTGAGAGCAATCATGGGTACGGCTACTGCGTCTTTCCTTAGACCGTTGTCTGCTGTTATTGGTGCTTCGATGCCAGGTGGTGATCGTGCACTTGCTAGGGCAAGCCTTGCTGGTGCTAATGCTTATATCCAGGCAGTACCTGAAGCATTCCAACTGTTCCGTCGAAACCTAAGTGCTTATTGGGCTGGTGATATTGCCAACATGAAAACTCGCTTTACTGAAGGTGTCACACGTAATGACCAACAGTGGGCAATCATGGGCAAATGGGCAGAGACCCATGGAACTGAAATGGATCTAACTGCTTATCGTTTTACAGATATGATCCGTACCTTAAACGATAAGAATTTCCTGACTTATGGCACCAAGATTATGGGTGCTACTGACGATGCTTTTACCATGCTTATGGCTCGTGCCAGGGCAAGAGAGAAGTCTATGTTGGATACAATGGAGTCCTTTAAAAAGGGTGACATTGCAGAGATTACACCTGAAACACTGAAGGTAGCTGAGAATAACTTCTACTCTAAGTTGTTAGATGAAGATGGCAACATTAATCTGAAGAGTGATCTTTACCTTGAGTCTCAAGTTAAGGAAGCTACTCTTACAACTGAGCTGTCTGGTGTTGCACAGAAGCTTGAAGGTCTATTTAACTCAGCACCTATGCTGAAACCTTTCTTCCTTTTTGCACGTACAGGTATTAACGGTCTTGAGTTTGGTGTGAAGCACATGCCTATCCTTGAGAAGCTCAGTAAGGAGTATCGCAATATTGCTAGTGCAACTGTAGATAACCTTGATTCAGTAAGACAATACGGTATTGAGTCAGCACAAGATCTTATTAATGCACAAAACATCCGTAAAGGACGTTTGGCTATTGGATCTGGTGTCACCTTTATGGCAAGTATGTATTACGCCAACGGTGGTTTGACAGGCAATGGTCCACAAGATCGTCGTCTTCGTAAGCTATGGATGGATACAGGCTGGCAGCCACGTTCATTCAAGGTACCTTCACCAGCAGGTGATGTATGGGTCAGTTACGAATCCTTTGAACCATTTAATAATATCCTTTCTACCATTGCTGATATTGGAGACAATATGTCCCTGATGGGTCCCCAGTGGGCTGAGCAGAGCTTACTTAAGGTTGCTTTGACTGTTGGTGGTGGTGTTACCAGTAAGTCATACCTACAAGGTGTTGGTCAACTAATTGACCTAGCTAGTGGTGAGCCGTACCAGCTACAAAAGATTGCAGGTAATATCGCTAACAACACTGTTCCTCTTGCAGGCTTACGTAATGATATTGGTAAGACATTGAACTCACCTATGCGTGAGATCAACAAAGACATTATTAGTTCTATCCGTAACAGGAACCTTTCCTCTGAGTATATTGCTGCTGATGATCTTGCTATCAAATACGATGTATTGAATGGTGAAAAGATTAGAGATTGGAACTTCATGGAGAAGATGTATAATCTTATCTCTCCCGTAGGTATCAGTCTTAACAATAGTCCAGGCAGAACCTTGTTGTGGAATAGTAACTATGACTTACGTCTTGTCTCGTATACATCTCCTGATGGACTTGAACTAAAGGAACACCCCAAGCTTCGCTCTGAATTTCAAAAGTATTTAGGTAAGCAAGGGTTGGAAGCCAAGCTAAATAAACTGGCTGATCGTCGTGATGTGCAACTGTCTGTCATGCGAATGACTAATGATCGCAATTCTAATAAGAACTATTTAGATCCGATGAATTCATATCTACATAACTCTCTTATTAAACAACGTTTTGAAGCTGCACGTAAAAAGGCTTGGGCAGAGGTAAGGCGTAACAATCCAGACCTTGCTGACGAGTTATATGAAACCAAACGACAACGTGCTGCAGAGACTTTCAGAACACGTCGTGAAACTAATAATGCAGGCAGTATCGAATCCATCAGAAAATTAAACAATCCTAACTAATGGCTGAATCAACTTATACAGCTCCGGCCACGTATACAATTACCTTTCCTTCGTTGAGTCAGTCAGAAGTAAAGGTAAGTATTGACGGAGTTCTCCAATCTAGTGGTTTTACTATTTCTGGTTATGCAACCAGTGGTAGTGGAACCGTATCATTTACATCAGCACCTGCATCTGGTGCAACTGTTCGTATCTTTAGGGATACGACAATTTTAAATAATCAGGCACCTGCACCTAAGGCTGACTTCCAATCTGGTGCATCAATTCAAGCTGTTGACTTAAACAACAACATGGATCAAGTTCTGTACAAACTTGCAGAAAAGATTGATGAAGGTGACATATCTAACGATGCTGTTGTTACCCAAGCTATTCGTGATCTAAATGTCACTACTGACAAGATTAATAATGCTTCAGTTAATGCTACCAAGCTTGCCACTAATGCTGTTGAAGAGACACATATCTTGGCTGGTGCTGTTACGTCTGCCAAAATTCTTGATGGTACTATCGTTAATGACGACATCAATGCAAGTGCCGCTATTTCTGGTACTAAAGTAAGTCCTGATTTCGGTAGTCAAACCATTGCAACCACAGGAAATATTACAGTTACTGGCACTGTAGATGGTGGTGATGTTTCCACCGATGGTACAAAACTCGATGGTATTGAGGCCGGTGCCACAGCAGATCAAACTGCAGCAGAGGTTAGAACCTTGGTTGACTCTGCTACTAACAGTAATGTATTTACTGATGCTGAAAAGAGCAAGTTATCTGGTATTGCTACTGCTGCAACACCCAATCAATCTGCAGCAGATATTAGAGCGTTAGTCGATTCTGCTACTGATTCTAATGTCTTTACAGATAGCGAAAAGACTAAGCTTACTGGTATTTCTGCAGGTGCGGACGTTACGTCAACTAACTCGATTAATGCGTTAACTGATGTTAACACCACTGGTGTTGCTGATGGCAAGATCCTCAAATATCAGGCATCTAGTAGTAGTTTTATTATTGCTGAAGACGATGGTAGTACGTCAGCAATTAATGCTGTTACTACTACAGCTAATGCAGCCCTCTCGCGTGTCAACACATATCTGCACGATGGAACTAATGCTGTAGGTGATGGTGTCGGTTCAAACCCCCAAGGTCTTGCCTATGCAATAGCGACGGCTAATACTGCAGTGACAAACGCTGGTTCTGCGGCGACTGCTGCATCTAACGTTGCTACCACTGTAAGCACATATTTACATGATGGAACTAATCCTGCTGGCGATGGTTTAGGTAGTAACCCCCAAGGTCTTGCCTATGCAATTAACCAAGCAAATACTGCTGTTACCACAAGTAATGCAGCCAGTGCTCTTGTCTCTAGCGCTGTATTCTATACGCTCGTTGCTAACTTTGCTGCATTTCCGTCTAGCCCTAGTAATCAAGATCGTATCGAAGTTGCTGACTCGTCTGGTCTTGAATCTCAAAGTATTGTTTCTGGTATTCCATCTGGATTTACTGGGTCCTCTGACCTAATTGTTCGGTTACAATATAACTCATCTACCAGTAAGTGGGACTTTCTACAATATTTTGCATCTGACCCTGAAGCAAGATACTTTACTAAAACAAGTGGTAACACAAATACCACAAATATTGCTGCCAGGATGCCAATAGCTGGTGGTACATTTACGGGTGCTGTTAGTTTTGATGATAATACTATTATCAAAGGTGATAGTACAAATGGTAGCGGCAAACTTACGCTTAACTGTGAGAATAACTCACATGCTGTCCACATTAAAGGACCACCACATAGTGCAAGCGCGAGCTATACGCTGACACTACCTAATAATACCGGTACCAGTGGTAATTTTCTATCTACTGATGGCAATGGCGTATTGTCTTGGGGTGCAGCAGATGTTTCTTCACGGCTAGCACTTGCTGGTGGAACGATGACTGGTGCAATCACACTGTCTGGTGCACCAACTGCAAACCTCCATGCCGCCACCAAATTATATGTAGACAATTCTGCTCTTAATATTGGTGCGCTTACTGAATTACCATGAGTACCATTAATGATACAGATTTATTTGTCGTTGAACGAAACGGCACCCAGTATAAACTTGCAAATGCAGATATGAGTACAATTAACGAAACCGATCTTTTTGTTGTTGAACGTGGAGGTTCTCAATACAAAGTAGAGGCTCAATATGTCAACATTTTGACTGGTACTATCACGACACCTGTTTCGGTTTTAACTCCATTTAATGGCTCAGGTCTAAGTGAAGGTCAATCCATTGAACCAATCTCTTCAGCAATTACAGCAGTTGGTGGCTCTGGTACATATGTTGCACCTGCCAAGACTCATGGTACTTACACCTATAACCAAGCAAATTCCACCCTGACTGTATCGGGATCTACAACTTTTGTTGCTGGTGAATCTCTGGTTATGACTGATCAAAATGGGTCGGTTGTGAACTTCACTCCCCAGACAACAGCAATCACATCAGTTTCTGGTAAAACTGTTTCCTTTGCCTCAGGTAATAGCGCACTCAGTTTGTTTTCAGTAGGAGATACATTTACAAACTCTGCCGCATTCTCAGGCTCAGTTGTTGGAACTGTTGGTTCAAATCTAACTGCTTTACTAGATGGCAGTGGTGGATTTGGCTATGGCCCTACTAACCCCACTTGTGGACTGCCTCCTCGCAGTTGGTGTCCAAGCAATCCCACTCATTCAATTTGTGTTGATTGGATTCAATGCTCTGGCACCTCGGGCGGATCTGGTAACGACGTTACTGTTTCCCTCACGTTCACATCAACAGGTATCACTGCGTCAACCCTAAAGGTTCCTTCCTGGAATGTTCACGGGACCAAGGTCATAACTGTTACCTATTTCGGTGGAGGGTCAACAGTTATTAATAACTGGAGTTCAAGTGGATCCTATTCACTCGACAACACAAAGGACATCGAGTCAATCACTTTTCTAGGAAAGATGTACGGTAGCGACTATGCATCTGATCCCACAATGCAATTTAAAATACTTTTAGATGACGAGGTTATTGTTACTGATTCTACGACGATAACAATTCAAAGCATTGATATAGCTAATAACACAATGACGCTTGACATTGCTGGATTTAAAGTTGGTCAGACTATTTCTAAAAGTAGCACTGTTTCTGGTACAGGAACAATTGGAAGTGTTAATGGTGGGGTAATTACTCTTTCGGCCGATAACCAGCAGTGGGTAGATAATTATTATATGACTAAACCACAAGGTGCGGCTCAAGCTTACGACAATTTGTTGACATTTAGTGATGTCACTAATCTGGATCAACTTGTTGCTCCCATTGAAATGACTGACTCTTCTGGAGCTGTTACGTCCTCAACTGCATCTTCTACTAACATTATCTACATATCTGGTTCTCAAGTAGCTGTTAATAATACAACCGGTACATATGTTACTGGCTTACATGTTGAGGGCGCACAAGTAACTGGCTCTGCTCCTTCTGCAACTGACGTCGTTTTTACCAGTTTTAATGATGGTACTACTGCATATAGTGGAACCGAAAGCTCCTTGGCTAGTAGAACTTGGACTTTAGAGTCATCTAATAGTGCTTCAGGTCCTTTTTCATCAGTAGGTACATATGTTGATACTGGTGTAAACAGCAGTCAGGACGGTGCTACACCATGGAGTACGGCTCCCACCTTGTCTGCTGATACCTATTACAAGGTAAAAGTTAAGTACAACTCAGAGAATGCAGCTTCACAAGAGTCCGCTTTTAACACCTTTAAAACTGCAGCCTAATTACTATGTTATTCTATAATTCAATCCAGAATGATTTAATACATTCTGATGAAATGATCAGAAAATATGGGACTAATTCTGCTATTCCACAACTTGGTATCTATCCATTATCAATTCAACCTGAATACACCCCCACCGCATTTACTGATTTAGGTAATGGAACTTGGTATCCCGTAGAATCATATAGTTCAATGCAAACTAAAGCAATTACTGCTCTTGTGGCATCAGGAATGACTGAAGAAGAAGCATTAGCAGCTTTATCTTAGATCTTACAAATTACACCTATTTAATTATGATTACCCTTATCCGTCCCGTTCTGTTCTCTTTTATCCAATCTCCTAAGGTCAAACGATTGATTGTTGACCTGCTGCGGAAATTGGCTTCCACAACAGACAATACTGTTGACGATACAGCAGTAGATTTTATTGAACGTGGTTTGTTTGGTGATAGCTAATGGAGTGGGTAGAGCCACCTAAACTACCCTCTCTATTGCTACCTAACGCGCCTAATTTACCTATACCTATACTAGAGGTACCAACAGCGGATTTGCCTTCATACAAGCCGCTTGTGGTGCCTCCTAACACGCTTAGGCCACCTCCAGGCATTGAGGGTATTAACTCTGATCCTGAATCAGAAGAAGAAGACTCTAATACTAATACTTCTTCTACAACTACTAAACCTAATATTCCACCTGAAGCTCAGATCATACAAGTCCCATTTACGGACATTGAAGTCCCAATGCCGACTACTACGATCATGACTACAGCAGCAACTACAGCGTTTATTTCTGTAGCTGCCACCCTTGCTGCTACATCACTATTTAAATACTTAGTGATGCTTATGAAACCCATATTTAAGCAAGCATGGAACAAGATGACAAAAAAGGCGGGATCATCAAATTTATCGTCCTCGTCTGGTCAGCCGGACTCCTAACTGCAAGTTATGCAGGATGGATGGAGAAGATGGACCCTACATATGTCGCTTCTATTCTTAGCGGAACTCTAGCAACC